ATAAACTTATGCCCACGTTAATTAGAAGAGTTAATAGTCGTGGTATTGATGTTGTTATTATCGATCCAATTTATAAAGTCATAACAGGTGATGAAAACAAAGCAACCGATATGGCTAAGTTTACCAATCTGTTTGACAAGCTTTGTTTGAAAACGGGTGTGGCTGTCATTTACTCTCACCATCACTCTAAAGGTGAACAAGGCTTTAAACGGGCAATGGATAGAGCATCAGGATCGGGTGTATTCGCAAGAGATCCAGACTCACTATTAGATATCATTGAACTTATATTAGAAGATGAATTTAAAGATGCTTATTTAGATAATAAATCAACAACAGCTTGGCGACTTGAAAGTAGTCTAAGAGAATTTGGAAATATCACGCCCGTGAACTTTTGGTTTGACTATCCAATTCATATTGTAGATAAAGAAGGAATGCTTACCAAAAACTATGCTTCAGGTGATCCAAGACATAATCTAACTAAAAGTGGTAAGAGAAAACAAACGCCCGAATCTAGAAAGCTAGAATTAGACAAAGCATTTGATATTAATCTTGAAGAAGATGGCACTTGTAAGGTATCAGATCTTGCTGAATATTTAGGTGTAACAGATAAAACAATTAAAAATAGAATCAGTGAGTTTAGTGATGAATATGCTAATGATCGTGGTGTTGTATCAAGGAAAACGAATGAGTGAATATAGGGAAAATGTCCGCTTCACTTAATAAAAGGGCTAAATTGGAAAATAGGGACAAATACCCTTTCTTCATCCATTATAAAAAAAGTGGAAAATAGGCCTTATATATATGAAGTTCCTTCCACTGCTTACGCATGTCGTTTGTAGGATGAGGGCTCAATGAGAGCGCCCTATCCCAAACAAATGCATAACCAGTTAGCACTAACCTTTATTCCAAACCAAAAATCCAAAAAACTCTAAAAGTCGGTAAACTATTACAACAAATTTATACCACTTTTCAAAAATAAACTATCACATACCCCCCCGCTTAGAGTTATAGTACATAGCTATGGGTACCGCAGGGTGGGCCTTTAAAAAGTGCGAGGCAGATTTTTTGAAAACTTAAAAATAGGTTTTAAGAATTGTTTGATGGTTTGTATTATTTGCTGTAAGGGCTCAACGATTTGTAGTGTGAGCTTTATGTGATTGTTTTGAATAAATACTAGGGTTTTAATATTAAACAAATCGTTGGGCTTTTATTTACCAAAACAAAAGGAGGATTAAATTATGGAAACAACTAAAACAAAAGTAATCAAATTAAAAAAGGCTGGCTATGGTTTTGTTAAAATTGCCAAGACATTATCTATACCTGTCAAAGAAGTAAGAATATTTCTTAAAGCAACAGATGAAGCGGAAGTATTAAATGGCAACTGTAAAAACTGTAATACTGATATTACATCTGTTAAGGGTAAGAAGATAAAACAATTTTGTTCTGATCGATGTAGATGGGATTATTGGAACAATAAACAAAAAGATGAAAGAACAAAAAGAGATACTTGAATTGCATCAAAGATTGTCAGCTTAAATCGCCAAAAGACTTGACTATTAGAAGCTAATAAGTGATGTATAGAGTACCGCAAAAAGAAGGAGGATAACTTAATGAATATGGTAATTACAAAAATTGAAGCAAAACCAACCACACCTAAAAGAAAAAGAGTTGCTGCATATGCAAGAGTATCCTCTGGAAAAGATGCGATGATTCATTCTTTAGCTTCTCAAGTTGCTTATTACAAAAGACTAATTCAAAGTAAACATGACTGGAATTTTGTTGGTGTTTATGCTGATAAAGCGGCAACTGGAACTAAAGATGCAAGAGATGAGTTTCAAGCTTTACTTAAAGATTCAAGAAGTGGCAAGATTGATATGATTATTACTAAGTCGATCTCTAGGTTTGCAAGAAACACATTAACATTACTTGAAGTGGTTAGAGAATTAAAAGACTTAAAAGTGGATGTCTATTTTGAGGAACAAAACATACATACACTTTCTGGCGAAGGTGAGATGATTCTAACGTTTCTTGCGACATTTGCCCAAGAGGAATCTAGAAGTGTGTCAGAGAATATGAAATGGCGCATCAGTAAAGATTTTAAGGAAGGTTTGATATGGGGTGGTAACTCATCACTTGGTTATAGACTAAAAGATAAGAAACTCCATATTGTAGAAGACGAAGCAGAAACAGTTAGATTAATTTATCGACTATACCTTGATGGTAACTCGGATGAAAGTATATGTGACACTTTAAACGTTCAAGGCATCAAACCATTTAAAACAAAGAAATGGAACAGATCATCGGTTATTAAAATCCTCACCAACTACAACTACACAGGTGATCTTATCTTACAAAAGACTTATAGAGATAATCACTTAACTAAAACGATGTGCATGAATAATGGTGAGCTTAACAAATATCTTGTTATAAATGCTCATGAAGCTATTATTGATAAAGAAACTTTTAATGATGCCCAAGTGATAAGAGCATTAAAAACTAAGGATATCAACTTAGATAAACTTAAGAAAACTTTATTTAAAGGTTATATCAAATGTGGTAAGTGTGGTAAAGCATACACCTACAAAAAGTCACCATATAATACTGTTTGGATGTGTTCCACTTTAAGGACCAAAGGTAAAGAAGCATGCGATGCTAAACAAGTACCAGAGAACAAAATCATTGAAATAGCAAACAAGGTATTAAATGTTGAAACGTTTGATTTGAAACGGTTTAAAGCGGAAGTTAAACAAATAGTCGTACTCCCTGATAATAAGCTTTTGTTTCAAATCGTTGAGGGTAAGGATAAAGTGTTTAAGTGGAAATACGAATCAAGAAGTAAATCATGGACTGATGAAATGAGGGCAATGGCCAAAGTCCATTATTTAAAAAGAGGTAAAGGAGGTAACAGCTAGTGGCAAAAGTAACAATCATACCATCAACACTTGATCCAATCACCCAGTTACCTAAAAATAGTAAAGAAAAACTAAAAGTTGCAGCATATGCTCGAGTATCTACTAATACCGAAGAACAAAACTCAAGTTACGAAGCCCAAGTCAGTTATTATCAAAACTACATTGAAGGTAAGCCTGAATGGATATATGTTGATGTTTATGCGGATGAAGGCATTAGTGGCATGAACACTAAAAGAAGGGTTAGTTTCAATAGGATGATTGATGATGCTCTAGAAGGTAAAATAAGTTTGATTATCACCAAATCCATATCTAGATTTGCCAGAAACACCCTTGATACAATTAAGTATGTCAGAATGTTAAAAGATAAAGGGGTTGAAGTATTCTTTGAAAAAGAAAACTTATGGACACTTGATTCAAAGAGCGAATTAATCTTAACGATTATGGCATCCATTGCCCAAGAAGAATCAAGGTCCATTAGTCAAAATGTAACTTGGGGTAAAAGAGCATCGTTTCAAGCTGGTAAGGTTTCATTTGCTTATAGTAGATTTTTAGGTTATAAAAAGGTAGGAGATGAGATTGTTGTTGATGAAGACGAAGCACAAATCATCAGACTTATCTATCGTATGTTTTTAGTTGAAGGACAAACAACTACTGGTATTGCAGAATATTTAAAAACTCAAAATATCATCAGTCCAGCCGGTAAGGGTCCCAACTGGACTAAGAATACCGTTGAATCTATTTTAACGAATGAAAAGTATAAAGGTGATGCCTTACTACAAAAAAGCTTTACTGAAAATTACCTAGAACAAAAGATGGTTAAAAACACCGGCCAAATTCCACAGTACTATGTTGAAAATAGCCATCCCGCTATTATTGATAAAGGTATGTGGGAATTAGTCCAAATTGAACACGAAAGAAGAAAAGGTATGAGAACAAGTTACTCATCCACTGATATCTTTTCAACTAAACTTGTATGTAGTGATTGTGGTAGCTTTTATGGCAGAAAGAAATGGTATGCAGGTAGTAAATACGAACGTTATGTTTATCGTTGCAATCATCGATATAATGAAGGGAAAGCTAGATGCAAAACACCACACTTATATGAAAAGGAAATTAAAGAGCAGTTTTTAGAAGCTTACAATATCACAATGCAAGATAAAAAGCGTATTGAAGACGATTTAAAAGCAGTTATCAAACTCATAACAAACACTAAAGGTATTGATAAAGAAATCGCACAAGTTAATAATGAACTAGTAACAATCTCAGAATCAATTAATAAACTCATACAAGATAATTCAAAGTCTAATAAGGGTATAGATAAATTTGAAAAGAAGGCTAAAGAACTAAAAAACAAATATGAAGACTTAAAAATCAAAAGAGATGAACTCGTTAATACTAAAAGGTTAAATCTTGCTAAATCTTACCGGATGAAAACATTTCTAAAAAGTATTG